AAACTTGATCTTATTCAGCCACTTAGAGGGTCAAGGCACGTATACGAATTTACCGCGATAGCGGCGCTCTTGTCCACTACCAATTTAGGGTGGTCTCGTCCAACATACCCTCCTTGATTGTCAACTCGCAATTTTGCTCAATACTGCCAGGCGGAACGGCAACCGGGTCCGCATCCGCTTCGCGATGCCAGGGCATTGGGCTCTGGGAGGGGCTGCAAAACGGGGCAGGCCGGCTTACTCGACGGATCTTGACCAACCAGATCAAAGTATGATACTATGATTTTTAGTCCGGAAATGACCTCGAAAAAAGAATTCACGTTCGCCGAGCTGCAGACAGTGACTGCCCTCGGGAGAGGAGAAATTCGCGAATGCATCAATCGCGGAATCATCAGTGCGCCAGCCGGCGTCGGGCAGGGGCACCATCGCTCGTACAACAAGTGGAACCTCGTCGAGGGTGTGATCGCCGCCGCCTTGTTGCGTCAGGTTCGCGCCGGCGCCGTCGCCCATATCATGAAAAATCTGCGAGCAATGCTTGTTCATTTGCAGATCGAACCAGAAAGCTACTGTGAGATGCCGAGCGAATTTGTTTATCAAGCGATTTTTCCTCCTCGAACGGACCCGGACGAAAGGGCGAATTTAACGTCCGGCGAAGAGATGGGTGAGGGTGCCTACCTCCTAGGCGTCGCCACTCGGGAGCCATATCATGGCCCGCCGTTGACGCGCGGCACTCCATTCGCGGCCTTTTGCAAGCTTCCGATCGACCTCGAGCAGGCGGTTCGGTTCGTGAGCCATATGATTGAGACGAGACTGTAGATTTCTCCGAAACCATAAAGCAAAGCATCGTAATGTAATCATGGGATCATAGGTGAAGAATGTTGTCGACACAATCGGACCCCGCAGTCGCGAGGCGCTCACGTCCCTGGCCGGCCGACCAGGTCGAGCGCTGGCCGATCAAGCGGTTAATCCCTTACGCGAACAACCCCCGGCGTCACAGCGAGGCCGACATCGATAAAATCGCGGCCTCTATCCGCGAGTGGGGATGGACGATGCCGGTGCTGGTCGACGAGGAGGGTAACCTGCTTGCCGGCCACGGGCGTATAGCCGCAGCGCCAAGAGCGGGGGTGACGTCGATCCCGGTGATTGTCGCACGCGGCTGGAGCGAGGAGGAAAAACGTGCCTATCGCCTCGCCGACAATCAGCTGGCGGCGCGGGCGAGCTGGGATTTCGAGCAGCTCCGCAACGAGCTCCAGGAGCTCGGGTTTACCGGCTTCGACGTTGGCCTGATCGGCTTCGAGCCGGATCAGCTCGATACCATCCTTGCCGGTTTGGGATCGAGCGGTCTGACGGATCCCGACAGCGTTCCGGAAGTACCCGATCAACCGGTCACTCGGCTCGGCGACATATGGCTGTTGGGGGACCACCGGGTTGGCTGCGGCGACAGCACTAGCGCGGCGGATGTCGCGCAAGTGCTGGCCGGATCTGAGCCCCACCTGATGGTCGCCGATCCGCCTTATGGGGTCAGCTACGAGCCGTCCTGGCGAGCGCGCCGCAGCCTCAGCAGCGGCAAGCTGGCGCAAGGCAAGGTGCTCAACGACGATCGCGCCGACTGGCGGGACGCGTATGCGCAGTTCCCCGGGGATGTCGCCTATGTCTGGCACGGAGCGCTGCACGGCGACGTCGTCGCCGCCGACCTGACCGCTTGCGGGTTGCAGCTTCGCGCTCAGATCATCTGGGCCAAGCAGCACTTCACGCTAGGCCGTGGCGATTATCACTGGAAGCACGAAACGTGCTGGTACGCCGTGCGCGAGGGGAAGGCCAGCCACTGGCGAGGCGACCGCACGCAGACGACGGTCTGGGAGATCGCCAACAACAATCCGTTCGGCAACCGGCAACGCGAGCAGAGCTGGGGGCACGGCACCCAAAAGCCGGTCGAATGCATGCGTCGCCCGATTGCCAACAACAGCCGGCCCGGTCAGGCGATCTATGACCCGTTTCTCGGCTCGGGCACCAGTCTGATCGCCGCCGAAATGACTGGCCGGGTCTGCTACGGTCTCGAGCTCAACCCTACTTACGTCGATGTCGTCGTACGCCGCTGGCAGCTCTTCACCGGGCGCACCGCGAGACATCAAGCCTCCGGTCAATCGTTCGACGAGCGCGCCCAAAGGCAGCAGCACGATCAATCAGGAGCCGCCGATGGCGAGAACAGCATTCGTCGTGAATGATGCGCTGCGCGAGAAGGTGCGGTACCTGGCCGGTCTCGGCGTCCGTCAGGACGACCTCGCGAGGATCATCGGCTGCGCCCCGAAGACGCTGCGCAAGCGCTTTCGCGATGAACTCGATCGCGGTGTGGCGGAGGCCAATGCGACGATCTCCGGCTCTTTGTTTGGTGCAGCTAAGGGCGGCAATGTTACGGCGCAGATCTTCTGGCTGAAGACGCGGGCGCATTGGCGCGAGCGCATGGTGGCAGACGACCCGGTCCCGAACGCTGATGCCGAGCCGAATTCGGAGGTGGTCCTCGTCCTGCCCGATAACAGCCGCGATCCGGAGCTGACGCAGGTGCTGCAAGACGCACAAGAGAAATACTTCGATCGGAGACGACAACGTCAGCGGCTCCCCGCATCCGGCACCTGATCTCATGCGCGAGACCGAGATCATGCTGCCGGGAGGGAGACCCGCGCAGACCGATCGCACCATGAGGGTTCTAACCGGTAGCGGGCGCGACCGGCTCCGCGGCAGCGCCAGATGGACCGCCGCGACGCGCGGCGTGTGACCAATGCCGTCGTCTGTGAGGCCCACGATATCGGCGCAACCAGGACGTCAGACCGAGTTTCTGCAAACCGCTGCGGACATTTGCGTCTACGGCGGCGCCGCGGGTGGCGGGAAGACGGTCGGACTGATCCTGGAGCCGCTGCGCCACGTCGGCCGGGTCGCGAACTTTACCGCGGTATTCTTCCGCCGTACCACACCCCAAATCACCAATCCCGGCGGGTTATGGGATGAGAGCCAAAACTTCTATCCGCGGCTCGGAGGCACCCCGCACCTCCGAGCGCAAGAATGGCGCTGGCCACGCGGCGGCAAGATCAAGTTTTCGCATCTTCAGCTTGCCACCACGGTCTATGACTGGCAGGGCGCTCAGATCACGTTGATCTGTTTTGACGAGCTGACCCACTTCACGGCGCATCAATTTTTTTATTTGCTCAGCCGCAACCGCTCAACCTGCGGTGTCAAGCCTTACATTCGTGCGACCTGCAACCCGGACGCTGACAGTTGGGTCGCCGAGTTCCTGGCATGGTGGATCGACCCGGAGACCGGATTTCCGATCCCCGAACGGGCCGGGGTTTTGCGCTATTACGTCCGCGTCTCGGGAAAGATCATTTGGGCCGATCAGCCCGAAGACTTGGTGCAACACCTGCCGCCGCCGGAGACCCTTCCGCCGGGGGTCGACCCGTTGCGGCCGATCAGCGTCACGTTCATCCCGGCCTCGGTGTTCGACAACCCCGCTCTGTTGCAAGTCAACCCCGAATATCTCGCCTGGCTGCTGTCGCTGCCGCTGCTCGAGAGCGAGCGGCTGCTGGGCGGCAATTGGAAGATCCGGCCCGCCGCCGGGCTCTATTTCAAGCGAGAATGGTGTGCCGTCGTCGACGAGGTCTCGGTCGGTCTCGATATTGTTCGTTACTGGGATCTCGCCGCTACCGAGAAGACCGAGCTCAACGACCCGGACTGGACCGTGAGCATCAAGCTCGGCCGGGACAAGAACCGCGGCTATTGGCTGCTGGATATGGTGCGCGGACGGGCGAACCCGGGAGACGTCGAGAGATTGCTGCTCGATACCGCGACGCGGGATGGCAAGCGGGTCCGTGTCGGTTTCGGCAAGGACCCAGGGCAGGCGGGCAAGAGCCAGGCCTTCCACCTGGTGCGCGCGCTAAGTGGCTTCGATGTAACCTCAGCGGCCGAGAGTGGCGACAAGGTCACGAGGTTCGGGCCGTTCAGCTCGCAGTGCCGCGCCGGCAATGTGAAGATCCTGCGGCGCCCCTGGAACGAGGACCTGTTCCGCGTCCTCGAAGGGTTCCCCGATCTCGCCCACGACGACGAGGTCGATGCCTGCAGTGGGGCCTTGGAAATGCTCAATCCGGACATGAAGAGCTACGGCGCCTTTGAATTCGCTCGCCAGAGGGCCGAGCAGCTGCTCGCCGAGCGGCAGCGCGACAAACCGTAACCCAACCCACATGGGCCCCGGGCTCCATCGAATGGCTCGCCGAGCAGAACAAATCGAGCTGAACCGCAGCTCCTGCGCCGAAATGTATGCACGAGTCCTCGGGCCGCCTCGCGTGCATGGCGCGACAA